ACCGAAGTGTCTGCAGACTTATCTCCTGTAGCCGGAAACTTAATAACAATTAATTGTCCTACTGCTATATCTGTTCTACCTGGAACTGTAATTTCAAACGTGTAATCTTTAAATGAATTTAAATAATTGTCCCTGTAAAGGGTGTTGTATACCACTGCTTCGTTTGTAGATTTAGCTTTACCACCTGGTATAGACATTGGCTTTACATAAGCAAAACTGTTCAACACCTTTAATGTTTGCCTTGACATAGGGTGTCGTTGTATGCCTGAAGGAATTGGTATGCCTGGATCTGTATGTACAAACTCTGAAAAAGAATCTCGTATATCTATATAAGCTTCTACTCTTTCTTTTGTAAATAAATCGTATGCTCTTGCTGACTGTGAGTAATAACCTGATTGTTGTCCGTCCAAAATGTCTATTGTTCTAGGTAATTTAATATCTGATATCTGCGTAAACTTTGGATCTAGTTCAGCACCTGCAAAACTATATTCTGGTGATCGAGCTACTGGTGTTGTTATTCCAGGAGGGTCGTATCTGTATTGATCGAATATGGCGTCTTCCTGTTTCTTAATAAGGTTTTGTACTGATGTAAAGAAAAAGTGTTTATTGCTTTCAAAAAATACATAATCAGAACCTCTGAATTCTGCGCCATTACAATACTTTGCAATGTAGTTTAAATTTTGAATAGGTGTCCAAAAATTAGATATGTAGTTAATCTCAGATGTGTGAGGCGTATCGCCAATAACTAGATCTGAAAACTTTTCTTCAGTAAGGACACGTTTTTCCTTCATGTAATCTACATATATGTCGTTGACCATATCATGTGTATAGCCAGTAAATCTTTTAGATAAAGGTTTAGAACTATCTGTTGTTCCTTCTAACGACATAAAGTGAAGTATATACCTTTGCTCTCTGTCATTGAGAACTGATCTATCTGTTATAGCATACACTTGGAAACATTTTTCAATTATGTTATCTGGATCGTCTTCAAATATAGGTGAGCGGAATCTTATTGTTATTACTTCGCCGCCTAAAATTGGAAAATTTGTTATTGCGTTTGTAGCGTCTGCTATAGATATATCACCTGACATTACCTGTCCGAACATATCTTCCACTAAACGGAACTCAATCATATAAGATTTTAGATCGTAAGTAACATTATCATTACTAGTAATATCAATACGGTCTAATACTATATCGCCTGCTTTATTAGATTCACTAACCTCAGTCATATTTTAAACTCATTTTACCAAGGACTTATATTGTAGTACTATCTCACCTAAGTATTTAGGATCAAGTAAAAATATTTGTCGCTTGTTATTATTTATGTCTTCTTCGTATTCTCTGTGTGTAACTGCTTCTATTTCACTATTTGCTAATCTAGTAGCATCCCAATCGCATATGATAGATTTATCACTTACCATTACATAGTGATGAACTTCGCCTGAATTATTAATTCCATATTTGTCATTACAATATAATGTTAGTTGTTCATTAGACTTTGGCCATTCTCTTGACACATCAATAATATCGTTTGCAATTAAAACTATCCAATGATACGTTGTATTGCCATAAATTTTATGTGCAACATGTTCTGGTGCCTCGCCGTCTGAAATATAGTACGACAAAAGAGCTTGTTTAAATTTAAAAAATCTATCTAGTTGAACTCTACGGAATATATCTGGAACAACTGTTCGTGTAGTTTTCCCGTTACGTTTGTATGGGTAAAATAATTTTGGTAATGCTTTAAAGTACATGTTAGAATCCTTCGTCTATTCGATCTGCTGTCATTGTTTCTAGTTCTGTAAACTGTAGCTCTAAGCCATATTCTGTTGCAGCACCGTTATCTATGAACGTGTTAAAATTTCCGTCGGGGCCATATGTAACTTTAGCACTAGTAAGAACACAAGATGATACTCTTGGTAATTGTGGGTTTCGTTCCATGGTGCCTGAACTGTTTAACGACCAAAACTCTATACTAAACTCTGATGGATAAACAAGAAATAGTTCTCCCTTCGATTTTTCTGGGTGCATATGATACTTAAACAATGAAATTATTGCTTGTACCTCTGATAACTCTTTCTCATTTCTCGGTGCAAAGGCATAGTTAAAGGAAAACTTTCTAAAACCCATTGATTTAAATAACTGCTCTTTGTATGGGTTGTTTACTTTCTTACTTGTACCTTCAATTAATGAGGCAAAGTCTCCACTACCTCCAATCTCTTTAGGTAAGTTAGCAGCTGCTCCGATTGCTCCTCTGGCTACATACTCAGGTAGTTCCATCAAGTCTGCTATGTTCATTCTACCTGAACCAAGTACTCCTGCAATACCCAACTCTGCTTCTTCCCAATTAGCTGAATATGATGTCATAATTGATGCTGGAACATATAGTTGTATATTTGCTAATAATCTCACCAAGCTAGTATTTGTTGTAAGGGTCGCAGCTAATGCACCTGTTGCTGCAACGGCGCCGGCGCTCATTAAACCAACTCCCAAAGCTGAAGCATCTGCCGAAAAGATTTTTGACGACGCTGCTGTAACACCTATGAGTCCTGCGAGGGCACCGGCACCACCGGCTGCTATCTTTGCTTCTTCTCCTTTTACTCTATTTTCCTTTGTGTAGTCTTTATCGAAGTTGTCCTGTTGTTCTTTCATCTTTGAACTACCGGCGTTTGCACTTCTAGCTTCTGTAGCTACTTTACTTGTACTCCGGGCTTGTATGAAAAACTGGACAGCATTTGGTTGTGACACTGAACCCAACTCTTGTGGATAGCTATGTGTAGCTGAACCTGCTGATAAAGTACTAGGTTTGCCTGGTGTCGTTAATTGAGTGGCTTCTGCTGCCATGGTATTATGTCCTATAAATAGTTATTTAACAGTTATAGTCTTATTTATATGGTTTATGCCAAAGAAATTTACAAAGGAAGATTTATTCCTATTAACCGCCAGAAGTACTTAGGCGATTTTCACAAAATAATTTATCGTTCTAGCTACGAATTAAAGTTTATGAACTGGTGCGATCGTAATGAATCCATTATCGGGTGGGCATCTGAGGAGTTAGCTATACCATATAGAAGTCCTATGGATAATAAAGTACATAGATACTTCCCAGATTTCTATATAGAAGTTAAACAATCTGAGGGCGTACAGAAGTTCCTGATCGAGGTTAAACCTGATAGATTTACTCGTCCCCCTAAGGCAGGGAAAAGAAAGACTAGAAGATACTTACAAGAGATAGCAAACTACGCAGTAAATGAAGCAAAATGGCTAGCAGCTAAAGACTTCAGTAGTAAACAAAATATGGTATTTAAGCTAGTAACTGAGAAAGAACTAGGTATCTAGTATAAATACTGGTATGGACAATAAACCTTTTGGCAACATACAACACGAAGCTGGTGGCATGGAGCAAACAGCTCGGTGGTATCAAAAGACCGTAAGGGCTTTTGCCAGTGCTATCAACACACCCAACGAAGTATTTGGCTCAGACCTAGGAGAGTTTGCTACTTCATTAGATGTCGGGTCAATGTATATGTATACTTACAATCCAAAAACTAAACAAACATTACCTTATTGGGACACGTTCCCTTTGGTATTAATAACAGAGCCACTACCTAACGGGTTCAGTGGAATAAACTTACATTACCTGACTCCTCTTTTAAGATCAACACTTTTAGATAAAGTTTTGCCAACTGGAGATGTAACAAGTAAGAGTAAGCTAGGAACACAATGGCATCAAGTAAGTAATTTTAGTAAGTTCCCAGAAGTAAGAAGAAGTACAAAGAGATACTTATCAAATCAAATAACAAGTAGAATGTTTAAAGTAGATCCGAAACATTGGAAGTCTGCAATATTTTTACCAGTACAACGATTCCAAGGAGCTAGTGAAGCTCTTGTTTATCGTGAAACAATGGAGAATAACTAATGGCCGATAGATCTATATCTGATTTTAGAGCAAAAATTAGATCAAAACAATTAGCTCGTACTGAAAGATTTGAGGTTAGTTTTAACTTCAGCCAAGTTAAAAATATGAAAGTTGATGGCATTTCAAATACAGAATTAAATAATGAAATTATTTTAATGTGTGAAGAAGTACAGATACCAGGTATGGTAGTAGCCAACAAGGAAGTAAACTTAGGCAATTGGACACATTACAGAAACTCTAATCTTGGGTTCTTAGGAAATGAAATTAACTTTACATTCCTTACAGATACAGATTGGGCTTTAAGGCGAGCATTTGAAAAATGGATATCTTTATGTGTTAATGCTACGTCTAAGAGAGTTGGATTCCCAGACGATGTTCACATGGACATTAAAGTAAAAGCATTAGATTTACAAGACGGACAAACGGCGTATTGGACATTAAAAGAATGTACGCCGAAAGTTCTAAACTTGATACCGTTAAGCCAAGGTACGGTATCAATAGTAAGAAATACATTAATTATATCAGCAGCCTATTGGGAATCTGATACTATTGACGTTGAACTTGGCAAACAATTATAACATTATATTATATAGGAGAAAATTATGTTACCAAAAATTGATACACCAACCTTTAAAGGTAAGGTTCCTTCTACAGGGAAACCCTACACGTTTAGGCCCTTTCTTGTTAAAGAAGAAAAGATCTTAATGTTGGTTACAGAAAGTGATAACTACAAAGAGATGGTAGAAGCATGCCAAAAGGTTGTAGAGAATTGTACCTTTGGCGAGGTTAAAGGAGAAGACATTACAATGTTTGATCTACAGGATGTGTTCATTAGAATACGAGAAAAATCTGTAGGTGAGACACAAGAGTTTATTCTTACATGCGGAAACTGTGATGGTAGATCACCGTGGGAATTACAACTAAGCGAGTTGGTTGTACAAGATTTAGACAAAGCTAAAAGTACAACCGTAATACAAGTTAATGATGAAATAGCTATTAAGCTTAAATGGCCTTCTAGTAGTGTAATTAAAGATGCAGACGAGACAAGCGATACTGATCTATTAGCTAAATGTATTGAGGGTGTGGTTGAAGGTGAAGAAACAATTGATATAAATGATGAGTCGCCTGAAGACATTGAAGTGTTTTTAGACAGTCTCCCTTTAGATGTAATGGCTGATATGAGAGCTTACTTTGAAGCGATGCCTATTGTATCGCATACCATTAATTATACATGTAGGCATTGTGATACCGAACAAATGGTAGAGATTACAGGAGACGATCATTTTTTCGCATAGCTCTTTCTCAGGAACGTCTTGAAAACTTTTATAAGACGAATTTTCTGTTAATGCAAGAACATCATTATAGTTTAACGGAACTTGAAAATATGATGCCATGGGAAAGAGAGGTTTACGTTAGTATGTTAGTAACACACCTGCAAAAGAAGGCAGATAAGGAAAAAGAAAGGCAATCACAAAGGGGATAATTTATGCCAAAGGATCAAGGTACAGAAGATTTAAGAAGACTACTTGGCGAGGAGCTTAGTAAGTCAAGTCCGAGTGAACAACGAATTGGAGAGCTAAGAGCAGAGTTCAAGCAAAGCCAAGATGAGATGGAAGTTCACTTTGATTACCTTAAAGATCATGCCGGCAAGAATAAAATATTAAATATCGCCCAGGGGATTGATGCCTTACAACAAAGAAAAATAAATAAAGAATCAAGAAATCTTGGCAAAGAAGTAAAAGAAGGAAACAAAAAATCTACTGTCAGAGATGGAAAGAGACAAGCTTCCAATAAGCGCCTAGAAACAGCGATAGCAGATATTGGCGCTAAAGTAACTGACATGCACAATAACATGGGTAACGTGCCAAGTGGTGGTGGACAACAAATATCGACAGGCAATGAATCAGATAGAGAAGTTACAACAACTGGTGTAAAGCCATCAACAACTTCACGAAAACAGACTGGTGCAAAGCCATCAGCAAAAGGAAGAAAACAGAACACGCCTAGTAAACTTGCCATGATGGCAGTAAACTTACAGGCAGAAAAAGAAGAGAAAGTATTTAATCCTGCCTCCAACAGATGGCATGATAATTATGAAGAAGGAGAGAAGGCCGGCAAGTTTGTTAAAGCTCCAGTGGGAGTTATCGGTGATGTTATAAAAGAGAAATCCGGCTTCAAAGACAACCAATACAGAGCGGGTAGTGGCGCTAGTATGGCCATGGATACTATTGGTGTCGGCTTGGCAAAAGAAGGATCCATGCAAGCTCTTGAGAAAGCTTTTGAGTCAGGTCAAGAGGGAGAGGATCTAAGTAAATCTTTCAAGGCTATTGTAGAAGGCTTACAATCACAAACAAATTCTAAATCTAGAGATCCTAAAGAGACACAAAAATTAACTGAACAAATAGCAAAGTATCAAGTAGATGCCAAATCTATGGGTGTTGGTGATGCTATAGATCTTGATGCGGTAATGAAACAGCAGGCAGGTGGTAGTAAATTTAAAGAACTTATGGGCATGGATCAACAGGGAGGACTTGCCTCAGCATTTTCCCCGGATCACTTGTTTGGTAACAAGGATAGTGGTGGCCTAATTAATAATGTTAGAGGTATGTTTGGTGGTAAAGCAAAAGCAAAAGTTGAATCAGCTAAAGAACACGCAGACAGATTTTCTCAAGGCAACGTACTACTAACAGCAAGAGATGATATGCGTCCAGCTACAGTTAAGTCTACAGACTTTATGGATGGTGAGGGGTTTGGAAAAGGTGTGTATCCTGTTGCAGATGGGGACATGGCTAAACGATCTAAGGCGATAGAGGATAGACAAAGAACAGAAAATCCTAGACAAGCAAGGTTAGCCGGTAGAGGATCCATTGGAACAAATCCGATGGGCCTTCCATTAACTCAGGAACTAAACGAAAACCTAGTTAACGAAAGCAAAGTTAATAAGAAAAATAAGGAAATAGCAACAGCAGAAACCGTTCCAGCAGGAACAATTAAGGCGCAACCTAAAATGGTAAGTCGCCCAGGTAAAGTAGACAAAAGAACAGGTATTGATAAAGAGCCCTTTGCTGAAAAACAGCTAAATGTCTTAGAGGAAATAAGAGACATATTAAAAGACGGTGGGGCAATGGGTGGTAGTGGAGAAGGCGGTGGCCTTCCTGGCATGGTGCCTGGCGGTGGTAAGAAGAAAGGAAAGGGCAAAAAGGCTGGTAAATTAGGTAAATTTATGAAAAGTCCTAAAGCTAAATTGGCTGGCAAAGCTCTAGGAGCTGTTGCAGCGGTTGGCATGGGAGTTTATACAGCAGTAAGCGGTGTTAACAATGCTGAAGATATGGCAGATTCCGGTGAGTTAAATGCCGAAGAAGAACAAAAAGCTAAATCAGAAGCAATAGGCGAAGGTGGTGGTGGAGCAGCAGGTGCATTAGCCGGTGCGGCAGCTGGAGCAGCCATTGGTTCTGTTATCCCTGTTGTTGGAACAGCTATAGGTGGAATCATTGGTGGGGCACTTGGATGGTGGGGTGGTAGTAAAGCAGGTAAGGCAGCTGGTGGAGCGATAGCAGATGCTATTGATGTATCAGCTGAAGATCTCGCAGAGTCTAATGCCCAAGCAGAAAATGTATTAAGCCAGATAGAAGAAAGAGATTCAGGGTTAGCCGGACAAATAAGACAAGAGGCGTCAAGTATAGAATCTGAAATGTTGGCAGAAGCTGGTGATGAAGTATCCGACAATGACAAAGCATCTATTAAAAACGCAGCCATGGTACAGGCATTACTAAATAATCCTGATGCTACAGCAGGCATTGATAGAAACGTAGCAGCAGCTAATCCTCTAGAGGATGTATTAGGAAACGAAACACAAAGAGTTGAAAACTCTGGAACATCTGAAGCGCCAATGGTTAGCGTTATAGGACAAAAAGGTAAGTTCACACAAGAAGAGATTGAAGCGGGTATTGCAGATAAAAGTATTGACCGTACACATGGCAAGGCAGCAATTGGAAAAATTAAACGTATGAAAATGGTTGACGATTCAGGTGGCTATGATGCAGAAGGAAAAGCATCTGGAACTACATCAGGTAGTAAAGTTGAAGATGTATTAGGACAAAGACAACCTGGGGAACGTAACGCTTACGGCCATGTCCCGGAAGACAACGAGAGACGAATGAGTGATCCGCTGATCCCCGAAGGCGACTATATAAATCCATTACGACCATGGCGGAGATCAGGGACTCTCCAAGATGAGGGCGAGGAGTTGATTGTAACTCCTGTAACTGCTGTGCCTGGTAGTATTGAAAATCTTACTCCACCAACAGCAGCTGCTGTTGATAATACAACTAATGCTTTTCAAGATGCTAAAATGGTAAATGATAATAAGCCACCAGTAATAGTAGCCCCTACTACTAATATAGCAAGTCCTGGTGATAGTGGACCAACAGTAGCAATAGCAGCTGCTAGTGGTGCTCGTATAAACAGTAGTACTTTATCTAGGTGGCAAGATTCAGCTTTTGCTTAACCGTTAGGAATTCCCAAACTATAAATTCTAGCTTGTAATCGTTCTGCTCTAGGACCGACTTGTTTGAACCAACGACTGTCTTCCATTTCTTCTGATGCTGTTATATAGTCCTCTGCTTCAATAGCAGCTTGAAACTTCTTAAACTTACCAAGTCTAGGACGTCCCATATTAAACATCATATTAACCAATACCTCTTGTACTGTTCCATCGAACTTATCCCAGTCGTCGTATAAGGCAACACATTCTAGTATTGCTATATCTAAGTCTGACTCAAAGCAAGTTTTAACTCGCTCTTCTGATACTGGCGTACCGACTTCTTTTCCATCCTCTTCGTCTTCATCTAGTATTAAATGTCCAACACCAAAAGTAGGATAGCCTAAGTGATCCTTGTATACTGCATATACAACACCCTCGTCTACTTTTAACTGTTCAAATATATTATCTCTATTCATCTTTCTTTCCTCTTTATTCTTTTGCAAGTTGGTGCAAAAATTGTGCGTGTGGTTTAACGAAACAGTTTGTTATACTGATTCTATTATCTTTATATTTATTAACTTCTTGAATACTACTATGGTTTAACATAATAGTATCTGTGGCTGGAATCTGATGTTCTAGCCATGCAGGCCATATTATTAAGTCGCCTGTCTTTGGTTGTATTACGGTTTCTAAACTTGTATTCTTTGTACCCAATGCCCAACTAGTGTACATGTCTGATAGTGGAGATTTAAATTGTAACGGTGCATGTTCTTCATCTGCTCTAACATAGTATGTAGCTATTAGATAGTATTGTCCGTGTGAATGCCAAGGGTAAGAGTCAGTCTCGTCAAAATATGTATACCAAGCATAGTTGTGCCAAAACTTATTAAGAGCGTCTCGTAATTTAGTACCTTGCTCTGATTGTAAATTATGATCTATAGGCTGTGTCTCATCTAAATAGGCCATTACATGGGGCTTAATACTTTTTTGTAACTCTCCCCAACCATCAACTCCTTCCATAGGATCTTGTTTTAGATTAAATTTGTGTTCACCAGACTCTGTATAAATGCTAAGCTTGCTCTTGTGCTTATTATCCCAATTAGATTTTAGTAATTGCATGACTTCAATTGATGCTTGTAAGTCAGGGATTAAATCTGTTCTTACATTGTGTGCATGATATATAGGTAGGCCTAGAATTTCTTTCATCTGGATAGCAGCCATGGTATCAAATATTTTCCTGTCGTGTCCCACTTACCCATTACAAGTTGGCCTGGATCGTCGTGATGATTTGCGTGATAGTCTTCTCCTCCCATAAACAGGTTAGATATTCTACCTAAGTTTGTGGGTGTTCCTTTTGAACCACCATGTCCTCGCCAATTTAAGTTGATCATTTGTAGCCAACTCCAACAGAACATACATGCTAACCATATATTTAAGTATGGATTTATAATAGCAAACACAATCCAATTAGCAAGATACAATTTCCAATAATGTTCTGTTACCCATTGTGCGTCTTTGTTCTTTACATAGGTTCGCATAAAGGCAGGTTTGACTTCCCCGTATTTACCTAGTGCAAGATTCCAAAAGCCTATTTGTTTAGGACCATGAGGATCGCCGTCTTCGTCTGTATATTTGTGGTGATTTAAATGTGCTATTACATAATGTCCTGGAGGAGCTTCACCTGTAAGCACCATGAAATATAACATTATCTTTTTACTTAACCATGTAGGTTGAAATTGGTTGTGTGTTAACCACCTATGATATCCTGCATTTGCTATTCGTGAAACTAAGGACAACATTACAAAGGCAAATATAAATTGCCATAGTGTTGCTCCATTCATAAACCAATAACCTAATCCTACTATTGCTGTAGAAAATAGTATACCTAGTTTAATCATAGTTTTCGTGGTGTACTTCATAACATTATTTATAGTCAAAAAGAAGGCCCCGTTAGGAGCCTTCCAAAAACTAATAGTTTTTAGTTATCTTCTGCAAGGGATTTGAAGTAAGATAATGTATCGTCCTCGTCATCAGCCGAAACTGTTGGTGAGGATTCTACTACTGGTGCTGCTTGGACGGATTTAACTTTTTCCATAAAGTTATCGTCTTCTGCGTCATCAGTCTGAGATGAAATCGACTCTGCCGATCTAGCTGTCTTTCCGCCTAGGACCATGTCCAATTTGGATTTAAGCTCTTCGTAAGTCTTGAATTGTTCTGGAGCGACTACGCCAGCTAAGCTGTGTTGTCTAGCCCAGACTTTTTCAATTTCATCATCATTATCAGAGATAGAAGAAGGGCTTTCAAATTCACTTTTATCATAATTACGATATCCTTCTACTTGTCTGATTTTTAGTTTAAAGTTAGCGCCTTCCCAAAAGTCAAAAGGATTGACTGGGGACTCGTCTTCAAACTGAGGTTGCATAACATCTTTAACTTTGTCAAAGATCTTTTTACCAAACTTATAAAGGTATACTTGTCCTTCATTAGCTGGGTTTGCTTTATCCTCTACTACCATTATATTAGCATAATAACTAAGACGTCTCTTTTGCTTACGAGCAATTTCCTTCTGCGACTCAATACCTGAGTTCCATAATTCAGAGTTTAATTCTGAAACTGGATCTTGCTTATTGAGTGTAGTAAGAGAGTTCTCAATATACCACTTACCGCCAGGTCCTTGAAATCCATGATTCCAGATCCTAACCCATGGCATATCCTCGCCTTGAGGTGCAGGTAAAAACCTGATAACGGCATAACCGTTTCCTGCTTTATCTACTGTTGGTTTCCATTCCCTGTCATCACCCTTTGAAAAGTTAGATGTTGGGTTTGAGATTTTTTCGACTTCCTTCATTAGGTTGTCAAATTTGCCTCGTGAATTACGAAGCTCCGAAAGTGTACTAAACGACATATGTATTCTCCTGTATTTGCGTTGTATTTACGTTGTATAAGAACTATTTCTAGTTCTTGCAATTATATTTATAAGGCCTAGATGCTTTAAATGAAGGTTATTGGTATTCTTTCCCATAAAGGGAGTATACTTGTTCACCATAAGAACTGTATCTTTTAGTATAAGATCGTCCTTATATTCATTAACAAACTGTAATCCTTTATTCAGTATAACTACGGTTTCTATTGCTATTTGTTTACCAAGTAGCAGTTTAAATATAAGAGGGTGTCCACTTGCCACAGTGGAGTCTTCTATATTATCTTGTTCCATTCTTAATTGAATGGTATTCAGATCCTGTTCAAATGTATATGCTAACTTCTGTTTGTTAGCTTTCCAAATGTTGTATGTTTCCATTGCCTCGGAATCAAACATTCCGTGCCAACGTTTGCCACTAACAAAGTTAGCGACTAAGATATCTATTATGTCCTGTCTGTCGTAATCCCTAGCCATCTTACGAAGTACCAATAAGTCTTTACGTTTAAGAAAAGTTTCTCGCTTTCCTCTTGTAGCAAACTTATGCTTGGTAATATCATAAGACTCTGTTGTAAAGTGTAACTTCACAGCGAGGTAGATTTTGTATACGTCAAAAGGATCCATATTATAAAGGCAACTTAGCTCGTTTCTTTTCTTTTAATAAGTTTAGATCTAAAGCTTCTTCTTTAATTTTGTTTTTTAAATTCGATGTCAGGAACTTCCCTATACTTTCAATCTCAATTTCCTTCTTAATACAGTAATCACATACAGCATCCATATTAGATATGTTGCTATTAAAGGCCATACGTTCCATGTATTGTGAAAATTCTGTAGGAGTATGAAACTCCTTAGTAACTAAAAATATATCTGATATTTTTTCTTTTGTCATTTCTATCGTGTTATCCACGATCATTCTTGGTGGCATCATAAGTTTTGTTCCTGTCTATCCATTCGTTAATATAATTGTGTACATTTTGGGTTGCGCCAATGTAAGGGCGCTCGCAGAAGGTTCGTTGAGCCTCTCCAGGTCTATCGAAAGAATGAACCATAGGGTGATCGAAACATTCTGCTATTGATAATATAGTTTGAGGATCTCCAGAACCAAAGTGTGCCGTATCAGGAACACCCGGATCTGCTAATAACTCTAACATGCCTTGTACAACATCGTCTACATGCGTGAAGTCTCTTTCCTTCTTGCCTGTTCCGAATATTGTCAATGGCTGTCCTTTTAAATAATCTTGTTTAAACTTTCTAACAACTGTGCTGTATTCACCATAGTCTGCTTCACCCGGTCCATACACATTGTAAAAGAACATTAAAACATAATCCAACGAATATAATCTCTTGTATAAGTCTAATGTAGATTCACACACCACCTTGCTGAAGGTATATGGATTAGATTGAGACTCTACATATTGTGTACTAGAAGATGTAGCAAAGTATAATTTACAATTAAAGACTCTTGCCCAATCGGCTACTGCACATGTAGTGTTAATATTATTTGTTATTGTTTCTGTAGGATACTCTAAAGCTCTGCGAACTCTAGGGCTATTTGCTAAATGAAAAATACAGACGGGTGGCTCTATAAAACCTTGATGAGGATTAAAATCCTTAACATCACAGTTATGGTATTCGACGTTGTTATGAGTAACGAATACTTTCCCTGTTCTATTATCATCAATCACGGTTACAAAGAACCCTTGTTCTGATAGTCTACGAACTAGGTGGGAACCAATAAATCCACACCCGCCTGTTACAATTACATTTGGTTTATCTGTTAACATGTGCTTATTATACGACCTTTTAGTGCTTTAGTCAACATCTTTATAGAAGATATGGTTATCTATCTTTACTGTTTTACTATAAACCATAGACCACTTGGGTTTAACTGCTGGACTATGATACCATAGAGCCCCTTGTGTAACGTCTATTGATTCGTATTCATACATTACTTCTGCTATTAAATGTACGTCTTGCCATACCTTGTAGTCCCTAACCTTGTCAGATTTGCCATCACAATACCAACTGAACTGGCACGAATGTAAATCTATCTTTCCGCTAGGGTAAAACTTAGTTTGCTTAACTACTCCACAAACGGTATCTGGAAATCTTTTATCCTTTACTCTGTTTAAAGTAACAAGAGCGACAGCCATCCTGCCTGGTGTAGATTCTCCTCTAGCTTCAAAATATATATTTTCAGCCAAACAATTTACCTCTTCTTGTGTTGTAACTACAATTTTTTCTTTATTCTTCATTGTAGCATTTACTTCCTCTGCTATCATCATAAATAAAATCATCGGTACTGTTATCCATAACTTCATATGGTTCCTCCTTTAATAGTGGGCCCGTTATTTACAGGGTGGAGCCCATACCCCGACTAGCTTATGCCGCTAGTGCGTAACCATTTGCTTCTGCATTTAGTTGTTTGCCTCTTCGTCGGAAAATACCAACAAGCCTTTAGCCTTGACTAGCTCTCCACTTACCTTAATATTCCCTGTCGATCCTAATTCTCCCCCTCAGTTTTTTATTGGTGGAGGAGCCGGGAATTGCACCCGGGTCCAGAAAACTTTATTCGTAAGTATCAACGAACAATAGTATTTATTATACTTTATTAGGGGGTGTTTGTAAAGAGTAGATAATACCATAAACAAAAAAGACTCCGTGAGGAGCCTTTTCGATCTATTTAAGTTAGATTAACTGGTATAATTATAGAAGCTTATGAGAGTAAAACTAACACCAATTACTGGCATTAACAGTACTAACAATTTTCCATAATACATGTACTGTGCAAGAGCTTTCATTAGAAACCTCCTGTATAGGTACCGTAAATTATTCCTATGGGCAAAAGTAACGGAGCAATCATTATCGCTACTAATTGAATCGCATCGCAGAAAAAACAAATCTTGTCATTTTCTTTTAGTCTTTCAACATTGGTTCCTATGAGCTTCGCAACATCGCCAAATGTAGCTGTGGTCATTGTAAACCTCTCCTCTTTTATTTAGTTATTAATATTATCTATATCATTATATAACTGTAACTAATAGTTACATCTATATTTATAACGATTGGAACTATTAACAGGAATGTTTCTGTACATATTGGTTATTTCCTATATCAATAGTGCGTAAAAAAGACCTGCCCACCCACATATGGGGTGGCGCAAGTCTCAAAGCTTATTCTTCTTCTTTATCAGTTGGTTTCTTAGGTTGAATCTCATCAGTTTCCTGATCTATTCTATCGGCTGCTGATTGAACAACATCCATGCCTGTCTCAACAACAAAAGTTCCTGTATCAACTACGTCTTCTGTTATTGCTGTTGCCATAGTAGCTGCTGAAGATACTGTTGTGTCGACTGCTGTTGCAACGACATTTTTAACTGTATCCACACCTGTACTAATGCTGGCGCATCCTACTGTAAAGATCATAAATAAAGCTGCTATTAATTTATTCATTTTTCTTTATTACCATGGACATAATGTCCAATATGGGAGTCTCTCCAAAGACTCCAGTATTATTTATACAAACCGGCCTTCCGTTTCTTTGATAATGACTTATATCCTTCTTCATCTAAATGCGTAATAGCTAACCAGGCGTGCGTCATTTCGTCACCTGTTCTACTACCACCCATTACCCACATATCTGGATCTGGATTATTTGAGTTTTCTGCTGTGTTGTCATACCATTGCTTTAGAACAATAACTGCTCCTGCTGGCAGAAGTGGTGCAACGTCTGGTTCATACAAATGACTGTGATGCCATG